TCACAGCCCCTGCCATTAACGCAGTGGTTCCAGCGCCAAACCCCATTATCGTCAGGCTTGCACCTTGCGTTACAACAGCTAAACCTATAACAACTGCTGCTGTTATTGCGGCTCCAAGAATGGAATTTTTATCTAGTAAGTCAATATCTAAACCAAACATTACCTTTAAGAACTCCTACCCCAAGAAATCTTTTGATCTTGAATGGACTCTACAAAATCAAACCCTAAGTCATTTGCAGCCCCTTCTATGTTTCTGGATTTTTGATACTGAGAGTTAAACCTAGACACCTTGGGCCTCTCTAAATCAATAAGCTTATTCTCTACTTTTAGCTGCACAGTACCCATATCTGGACCCTCTGATATATTCATCTGATCCATGTACCCACAAAATATCTCGTTGAAAGAGGCATTACCATAACCTATGGGAGTACTTTCACTAAGAGTTGTATCTCCGCTTTCCAACAACACGAAATTACTATCTTCTTTTAAAATGCTATCAACTGAAGTTAAAACCCCAAAGTATATCTTACAGGTTCTACCTTGATATGGGGTTCTTAGAGCTAAAGCTAAAACTTCAGAGGGTATGCCTGTTATACCTATGTCTGCACCCCTTGCAGCCGTTTCTGTAGTCTCTTCTATAGCTGCTATAGATAACATAGTACCAGCACCTGTCCAGTCTACTCCATTAAACACAAGAGTACCTACACCAGTCCATAAACGTAATATATCGGATCTAGTGGCTGTGCCATCGCCAACACCAACTCCAGTAGCTACAAAAGAAGTTCCTACATCATTATCTGCTGAACCTACAAGAGTAAAATCTGTAGTACCTACAGAGCCAATAGTATAAGTTTCACCTATGACGAAAGATCCAGCCGTAACAGATATTGTACCACCTCCAAAGTTCATCTCAACAGCGAAAAAGGGTTTTATAACCTCGTCGCTTAAAGATAATACTGTTTGTGAAGTAAGTTCTCTGGACATTACGGTAGCGCCTCTATAGCTTCAAATGATATACCGTAGAAACTAGCGTTATTTATTGACCAAGATGTAGTACTATTGCCAAGTCTAAATACACCTTTAGGGCTACTGTAGATTACAGCCTCACCTGAGTATGTACTTCTAAGGTCAGGCCAGATCTCTAAGTTACCACTACCATCTTGGTCTACTAATACTTGATGTAGTCTAGCAGAAGAGTTTGTACCTAATTGAATATAGTCACCAGCTAGTAGAGTACCTGTCATAGTAATTGAGACTGTACTATCCCCTGCTGTACCTGACAATGTAGGTGACCCCTCTATTGTACCTCTAGGTGTAACATAGTCAGGGTCTCCTAGTAGAAATGTACCCACAGGCCCCTTAAGAGCTACCAGCATAGCTTTCCAAGCAGCAGCTAGATCCCTACGCACTGAGGGAATACTGACTGAGGCACTCCAGATTTGCCCCTGATGGGCTATGATCTGTTGTTTATAAGTAAAGGGAGACTGAGAGACAGCTACAGCATTTATAGCTCGTAACTCAATGCTCTCTATGCCAATAGTTGTAGGTGTATCAAGAGGGTAACTTATAGCCATGATTTATCCAAATGCTGATTTCATTGCGCCACCTCTACGTCTTTGGTTCATAACTGCACCTACGGACTGGTTGATGATAGCTGGTGAGGCTTGCGCTATTGTCTGAGTAATAAGTCTCTTAGTATCGTCTGAGGTATTGGCTGAGATATTAAAGGTTTGGTTTACTACTGTGCCACCTGTACTCTGACCTTTAGTGTGGTCTACTACAGTCTCTCTAGGGTGTAGCATAGCCATAAAGCCACCCTTACCATCTAAGCCACCTGACCTTGGGCCTGAGCCTGTGTATCCACCACCGTCAAAAATGTCAAATACCCCTGTTGGTCTTCTGGGTGGGGCTACAGTACCTTCAGTACCAGCAGCAGAGGCAGGGTTAAATGCACCTGTAATGGCACCAGCAATAGATTTTACCATCTTCTCAACAACAAGTATTCTGTAAAGTTGTTGTATGATGTCAGCAGCCATAGATCTAAATGCATCTTTAGCTGATGTGGTACCATCTACTAGACCCATAAAGAAATCACCAAAGGCTCCAGAGACACTATCAGCTACAGCTACTTGTTGTTTCTGTGCGTCAGTTAATTCTCTGGTGAGGTCTATGGCTTTCTTTGTTGCTTTGTTAGTCTTATTCTTAGCATTATACTCTGCTATAAGTTCATCTACAGTTTTATAACCAAATTCTTGTTGATAACGGGTGCCTTGTTGTCTAGGATCACCACCACGACCACTAGCAAGACCTGTGGGCATTAACCTCTGTTGTAAGCTAAGGAGGTTTAGTCTTGCCTCCTCTTGGTCATTTACAAGTTTTAATGCCCCAAGTTGTAGTTGTAAATTATCATAAACAGCTAAAACCTTTGTTTTATTTTTACCAAGAATGCCATTAGATTCTAGTTGAGCTTCGTACTTATCTCTTTCTAATTTAGCAACAAGGTCTTGATAATGTGCGCTGTCTTTACCATAAATCACCTCTTCTTTAGCTAGAAGTATTTTATCTTGTAATGACTTGTTCTCTGCATCTATTGCAGTCTGTATATCTTTTACCCTTGCTTTTTGAGCTGCTGCTTGCTCTTTTGCAAGTTGAGTATTTTTAATAGCCAATACTGCGGTGGCTCTTTGAAGATCTAGTAACTTCTCTTGTACTTCTTTTTCTTTCTCTACAGCATCTAGCCTTTCTTGAGCATTCTTTTTCCTATTTAAAGCTAAAGCTAAAAGTTTAGTTTCGTCTGATAATTGCTTCTTAAAAAGACCCACTAAGTTTAAAGTAAGCTCTGCCTGACTTTTCTTTTCGCCAGTAGCTCTAATCTCTAACTCAACAATTTTATCTATAAGTCCCTGTTGTTTTAACCTTGCCTTATATGCGTCAGGATCAAATTCAGTTACAAGTGAAAGTCTCTTTTGATTTAACTCATCAGTCTTTTTATTTATATTATCTATAGCATCTGCAAAAGTTTTAACTTCGTCAGAAGACTCCTTAGCCTCTTTACCAGACCTTAAGAAAGCTGCACCCAAGGCTCCAAGTAAGGGTATAGCAATGCCTAAACCAGCAATTAAGAAGCTCATAGATAACTTCAGCCCCATGAAGCCAATTTTCGCATTTAGAGTTGCTGGCGGCAAGAGGTAAAGAACCCCAACCATCTGAGTCATTTGCTGGCTAAAAGCTACCATTGGGTTTGTTCCCGATTGAACTTGAACAAGAAAGTCACCCACTTGATAACCAGCTTGTTGCGTAGCTACACCAAGTTTATTCATGCCTTTGTTCATCATGTTGGCATGAGTAGAAAAGATTCCAGTACCCCTCTGAAAATCTTTATTTAATTCTTCTATGCTTACTGATCTTTGTTTGTCAGTTATAACCCCTAACTGTTGTGCTTTATTTAAATCTTTGAGAGTTTTTTCATACAACTTAGATGTAGAGTATAAGGGCTTAAACTTTCTGGACAATCTGTCAACTTCTGAAGTGTATTTATTAAACTTTTGTTGTAAGGTCTGAGTTTTAGTGGATAGCTTTGCAGTTTGAATACCCATCTTATCAAGGAAATCTACGGCCCTTTGAAGATCACTGGAGTCTACAACAAGTTTAATATCATCAGCCATTCATCGTACCCATAAAGACTACATCAACACGTTTTATTGCTTCTATCTCCCAAGAAGACAATGGTGTATCTGTAAGCTCCTTCCATGTTTTTATTTCTTGATAACTTATAGGGTTTGGTCCTGAGAAACCCGTCGTTCTACTTGCGTTCAATACAATAAAGGCAGACCAAACATGAGACATAAGCAATGGGAAGTCGGGGCCATCTAATGCTTTTGGTCTGTGTCCAGTCTGCCTTTCTACTTGTTCTAAGTGTTCACGTTCTGATGTGCCTGACTTGTCTGGTCTACTTATAGAGAACTCATGCTCTGCATAGTCAACCAGTTCTTCAATCAGGCTTTCGTAAAATCCAGAGAGTTAGCTACCGCTTCCTCAATCTGATCTCTTATCCAGAATACTTCAGCGTAAATCTCTTTGGCCTTAGTGATAGAGAACTTAGGTTTAGAACCACCATAAGTAATCTTCCAGCCTTTAGTAGTTTTAGCAAGTAAGTCTAAAGTAGCGTCCTCTAGGTCTTCTGCTGTAATCTCTACCTTCTTCTTATTCTGTGCTTGCTTCAGACGCTTGTTGGTTTGCTCATGCATAGCAGCCTTATACTCTTTAGAGTGTGGTGCATATACAGTGATAACCATTGGTGTATCGTCATCATTATTCAAGACATCAAAGCTAGTAGGATGTACAATAGTGACATCTACAGTGTCGCTAGTCGGGGTTAAATTCTTTAAGTCCATGTCGAGTTTCCTTATCGGGTTAAAAAGTTGTCGGGTTAGTTTGTTAAAAGGGGAAGCATCAGACCCGACACCAATGCCTCCCCACCCTAGCTAGGGAACCTTATGCTGTATCAGTACGAGTAATCTTCAAGTTAGTTCCTTCAGTTGAATCGTACAATGATGTGAAGCTTAAACTAATGATGCGGCTATCTGGACCATCTACACCTACATCTGCACTGTTAATCTTAGCCCGTGGGAAAAGAAAGGTATATGCATTAGATCCAGTTGGGTCATTAACAGACACTTGAATAGCTGTTTCTGTTTCATCAATAAAGCGGTTGATGAGGTTTTGGTTTTCAAAGTACGCAGAGATAGTACCAGTAACTTCAGCACGACCCGCTTCAATCGAGGGTGCGCCCACTGCCCCAATTACGAAGGTGGGGGAGAAAGAATTAGATATGTTGAAATCAATACCTGTAATGATAGCACTACTTGCGAGTCCAGCTACATTATCTCCAATCTGTAAAGCTCCACTATAGGCATCAAAGGGGGCGTTAGTACTAGGGTCGTCTGGATTCTCTGGAGTCTCAAAGTCCATATTTTGACCAACCATCCCGAAGGTAGTGGTTACCATTTGATTGGGTGCAATAGAAATACCCATAGTAGAGACCGTCATACCCACGAACAAACGAGCTTGGGCAATATCACTAGCGTAGTCTTCGATAGAGAAGAATTTAGGTGTAGTACCAACTTTAAGGTAATCGTTGCTACCTGAGTCTTGCCAATCACTAAGCATTGCAGACGCTAGAAAACTATCATAGTCACCCTTTCTAAGGTCAGCAACAATATCACCACTGGTTTGTGGGTTACCGTGACGTTCAACCCGTGGCATACGATCCGGTTGAATATCAGTACCAGCAACTAAATCTTTGGTCAAGTTCAAAGAGTGTGTACTAAAGGGTAGGGTTGTAAAGGCTGTAGCGGGCGTGTCGCCGAATGTAGTCTCTTCTACATAGCTTAGTCTTGACTGTGAACCTTGTGCGAAGGCCATAGCATATTCTCCTAATTGTTATAGACGTACCATCCGATATTAACCGGAACATAGTACCAAGGTGCATCTAAGAAACCTTGCTGTCTTTCAGCGTAGTCAATAGATACAGTTATTGTTTCATCCCCAGAGTAGGAGATTTTAGTGGTTGCTTCAAAAGCCTCTAATATAGTATTAGCTAAGGCGTCAGCAGCGGCGGGGCCATTACCTTCTGGGGTGTAGGCAGTTACAACAAACACACCATCGTATCTCTGTTGTGGGTTTAAACCTCTTACAG